AAACAATGGGACGATGATCCTACTTGGGTAAATAAAAATAATGTAACACATTCTAGAGTAAGACAGTTATTAGGAGTAGATGCAGAAATTTGTACTCCTTGTAATAAAAAAAGTTTTGATAAGTTTGGTTTAGGAGAAGTTAGGACACTTAAAGACTATGAGAGTTATGCAGGTATTAGATTCTCAGATAGAAGTTTAACTGAACATTGTACCAGTAATAAAGTACCACCAGGTAAACCAGAAGATAAGTTTATACCTAAATTTAAACACTTTATACACATAAATAAAGACCTGTTTAAAAAAGAAGATTATACCTTTGCAGCTGTTATAGGTCAAGACTTTAAGAATAAAGAACTATACAGAAAAGATTACCATACTTTTAACGATATGATAAAAGGAGATAAGTTAGAATTACTTATTGAAGCAAATATAGAAAAACCTTATAAAGTTATAGTATGGGCTTATAGTAAAAAAGATGAATGGTCTGAAATACAAGAGTTTATTTTATGATAACTAAAAAAATATTTCAAACATTCGAAACAAAAGACTTACCATTTGGTATGTCAAAAGCAACTCTAAGCTGGCAAGCTAAAAATCCTACTTGGGAATATAAATTCTTCGATAAAGAAGATAGAGTAAACTTTATAAAGAAAAACTTCGACAAAGAAGTATTAAAAGCTTATAAAACCTTAATACCAGGAGCATTTAAAGCAGACTTATGGAGATATTGTATACTCTATATAGAAGGAGGTGTTTACGTAGATGCTGATACAATCTGTGAGACACCATTAGATACTTGGTTAGACACAAATTTATCCTTAGTAGTTACAAGAGATGACCCTATGGCTAATAAATGGTTAGGTAATGCTTTCATAGCATCTAAACCAAGACATAAAGCTTTATTAGATTGTATAAGAAGAATAGTTAAACATACTCAAGATAAAAAAGAAATGTTTTACTTAGATTATACAGGTCCAGCATTATGGGGTAAGTGTGTAAATAAATCCTTAGTCAGAGAAGAAGAAACTGATTATGAGTTAGGTTTATTTCAAGACATAAACGTACTTAAACATGACTTTAGTAGAACTAAGTATGTAGATATAAACAACACTGATATTTTACATGTAGAGTATCCAGGTAAAGTTCAAGAAATGGATTCTATAGGTAACAAAAAGTTTTATGATTATGTACAATCAAATACAATCTTTAGAGAAATACCGTACACCATTTTATATACTTCTTATGACCTATTTGACGTAAATAACTATATGGTAGATAGTTTTACAGATAAAAATAAAGACTATAAAATGGTTTATTACGATCAAGCTGCTGTAGATATATGGTTTAAAAACTCTATATACAAACAAGCTTATAATAAGTTAACCGAAAGAGGAGAAAAAACTGATTTCTTTAGGTACTGTTATTTGTACGAAAAAGGAGGTGTGTATACTGATACTGATACTTTTTGTAACACACCTTTAGATAATTTTATACAACATCAAGACTTAGTAGTAGGGTTAGAAGCTAATACAGACTCAAATATATTTGAAGGTATAGTAGATAAAATAGACAGCAAGTATGTTAGTGTTTGTAATTGGTTTATTGCAGTTAAACCTAAACATCCAGTTTTATCTAAACTTATAAATGATATTATAAATAACCCTAAAAAAGGAGTACTACAAAATACTGGCCCAGGTAGATTTACTAAGCACATACTAGATTACTTTGGTAGAGACAATGATTTTAACCTAGATACAGTAAAAAATAAGTCTGAATTACTTAGTATAAACAGACTAGGTAGTAATCAAAGTCATTCTAATAGTAAAAAGTTTAAAAACCCATTTACTCATAATGATAAAGACATTTACATAACTCATATGTTTGATGGTACATGGAGAACAAATAAAAATAGAGAGTTAAAAACTATACCTACTAAATATGTTTCACATAACTTATCTCTTATAGAAAAAGATAATGGTTATTTAGGAGTAGCGAGATTAGATAAAGATACTTCTCGTACTTGGTTTATGAAAAAGATAGGAGAATGTATGAGTTGTTACGAATTTACCTTTGATAAAGAGTTAAATTTATTAAATACGGAAGAAAAACCAATAAACTTTACGGATAATGTAAAATTCGAAGACTTTAGGTCATTTAACTATAAAGGTAAGCTATATCATTCTGTTTCTTATATAGACAAAGACTGGAATACAACTATAGCTATTTTAGACGATAAGTATAACTTTATAAAAGACGTTAAGGTAGAGAATCCTAATAAAATGTCTTTTGGAGTAGGAGAAGAAGTAGTATGGGAAAAGAATTGGTTATTTTTTACACATAACGACGAGTTGCATTTTATTTACAATACAAGTCCTAATTATGTAGTATATAGACATACAGGAGACTTTATTTTTGAAAAAATTATAGACAAAGATAATATACTCAAAGACAAGTTTCCTGAAAAAGAGCTATATTTTAGCTCTAGAGTTAAGGTTGGCGGTAGTACCCAGCCTGTATGGTTAGACGAGCACGGTTGTTACGTTTATTTAGTTCATACTAAACTTTATCAAGAAAGAGCATATAACCATTATGCTGTAAAACTAGATAAAGACTTAAACCTTATAGATATAAGTTATAAACCAGTTATTACTAGTAAAGTACCTTATTGTTTATTTTTTATCTCTACTTGGTTAAGAAAAGAAGGTAATTTAGTTATAAGCGGAGGTTTAGAAGACAATACTAACTGGATTTGGGAAATTCCTATCAAGAAGGTTATGGATAGCTTCAATATATAATCCCTTCCGGTTTTTTGCTATTTATTAATACAAGAATGTTACTTTTTAACCAATAAATCTTTTAACATGGACAAAAATTCATTAAAAGAGCTAGTAAAAAAGTATTTTTCACTCACAGAAATGACTGAGACAAAAGAAACTTCAGAAGACAAACAAAACTTTGATTCAGCTACCTTAGTAGACGGTACAAAAATTACTAACAAGAAAGATAGTTCTTTCGCTGTTGGTGATGAACTGTATGTTACTACGGAAGCAGGAGAAGAAGTATTGGCTCCATCAGGTGAGCATACTACTGAAAGCGGTATTACTGTAACAGTTGACGCAGAGGGAAAAATCACTGGTATAGCTCGACCAGACGGAGATGATTCTGGTTCGTTAAACGAACACGAAGAAGACATGAAGGAACTTGACAAAGGACCTGCAAAAATTATTCAATCAGAAGACTCGACAAAAGAGGTTAAATTAGAAGAAGATGAAGAATCTATGAACGACCATTATCCTGAAGAGGAAACAATGGACATCAAAGAGGAAATTATCGAAGCTATTATGACCGAAGTAGGCCCTGCAATAGAGGACTTACGTAAAAAAATGGCTGAGCATGATGAAAAATTGGCTGACCACGAAACTAAGATGAAGGACTACATGAGTGCTCCAGCATCTGAGTCAGTGCAAAAGTCAAAATATGCTAAGTCAAGAAGTAATTCAGAACAACCTAAAGCAGTGTACAACAATAAGAGGTACGAGAAAGCTTTATTTAACTTAACTAACTCTAAAAAATAATTATTATGGCATTAAATGTATCTGCACTTGCAGACTTTAACGATCAGTTAGCAGGTAAATTAGTCTTAGACTCAGTTTACACTGGTAACACAGCAGAGTATGTTAGCATTCAAGAGGGGATTAAATTCCAAGAGCCTCTAAACCTTGTATCGGTTGCGCCTTACTTCCAAGGAGGTAACGCTGTATCAACTGCATCAGGTTCAGCTGACTTTACTCAGCGCAATATAACAGTTACTAAAAGAACTGCTTATGATGCGTGGAACCTACAACTTCTTACTGAGAAGTATACAGGTAAAGCTTTCTTACCAGAAGGCTCTTACGAAGACACAATGACTATCTTAACAGAAATGTCAGATGATCTAGTAAAGAAATCACAACAAAATAACGATGATTTTATTTGGAACTCAATAAGTGGTTCAACATTTTCTAACTCTACAGTAACACCACAAGCGGATGGATTCAAGAAATTAATTTCAGGATCTACTTCAGGTGTAAATGTAGCAACAGGTATTGGAGCTGATGCAATTGTAGCAGTTACAGCATACTCTCAGATAGCTAAAATGTTAGAATCAGTAGATGTAAACGTACTAGATGCTCCAGACCTAACAGTATGGTGTGGTACTTCAGTATTCCAAAGAATAATTCACGGATTAACTACTCAAAACTTATTCCACTTCGATCCTACAACAGTAGCAAAAAGAGGAGGTTTTTATGAAGTCCCATTACCAGGATATCCAAATATAAAAATAATTGGTACTTATGGTTTAAGATCTTCAGAAAGAGTAATAATCGGCCCAGCATCTGATATGGTAGTAGGAACAGATTTAACTTCTGATACTACAAACTTCCAAATGTGGTACGATATCAATGGAGACGCATTGAAATATAGATTAAGAAACAAGTTAGGTGTACAAATTGGACACCCAGCATACTTCGTATCTAACGACCAAGCGTAAGTAGAAGCTTAACACAGTATATGGGGTTTTAATTAACCCCTAATACTTTTTTTAACCAAAAAAAAATAACATTATGGCATGTAATTTATCAAGTGGGTTCTCATTAGGATGCAGGGATAATATTGGGGGGATCAAAAATGTTTATATACTATCAGGATCAGTAGCAGGAGTAACAGCATCAACAGGTGCTATCTCTGACATATCTGGTTCAGGTGTATTTTACAAATTTGAACTTCCAAGAAACGTCGGCGACTTTACAGAGACTCCAACTCCAAGTTTAGAAAACGGTACTGTATACTACAGTCAGGTAACTAACATAGCGATGCATAAGTTACAAGCTTCTATTAGAAACCAAGTAAAAGTATTAGTTCAAAACCCAGACCTTAAAATCGTTGTTGAAACGAATAACGGTGTGGATGATTATATTGGACAATTCTTTTATGTAGGAAGATACAGAGGAAGCACTGTAACAGGTGGTTCAGGAGCTACAGGAACAGCAATGGGTGATATGAATGGGTACTCATTAACGTTCGAAGCAATGGAACCATTCCCAGCTGAAGAGGTAACTACAACAGGGGCCTTAGAAAGCGCATTGACTAATATTACAGTTAGCTAAACTAATTGAAAAGAAAATGGGGTTGGTTGTGAGATCAATCCCTTTTTTTTCTATTTAATAGTATGTTAAACATAAACTCAACACAGGATACAGGAAGTATCGCTATATGGCCAGCTACTGGTAGTTCTACTAATGCTGCATTTAGATTAAAGCTTACACATGACATGAATATGAATTCATCGTCATTTTCTTTGTCTTTATCAGGTAGCGTTCCTAATAACTTAAGTGAGTATTATAAGTTTAATTATTTTTCAGGTTCAGAAGGTATACCAAGTGCAAGCGGACAGTATACTTATAACCTAGAAGACGACCTTGGTTCAGGTCAATTAAAATGGTTTGAAGCTGCTAATCTATGGACAGCTGAAGACGATAAGTGGAATAACGTAACAACAGCAAGTGGTATATTCAGATCAATAGATGAAGGTAGAGCTTTTGTATTTGGTACTAACGATCCACAGTTTACTAATTATGTAACGGACAATGAAAACGGAACCTATATAACGTATTACTCATAACATGGCAAAGACTCAAAAATTTACTTTTAAAAAGTTACTCAACAAAACACTTCGTCAATTTAACTACGACGAATATAAAAAAGACAAGAATCAAAAATACGTTAAGAACGGAGAGGACAATATGTTCCCTCAGCATCTAATAGAGATGTATAACAAAAGTTCTGTTAATGCTGCCTGTGTTAATGCCATAGTAGAAGGTGTTATAGGTCAAGGATTAACAGCAAATGAAGAAATTTATCTACAAAAAGCTAATTCAGCAGGTGATTCATGGAATGACTTGTTTGCTAAATGTGCTTTAGACTTTAAACTCCATGGTAGTTTTGCTATGGAAATAGTTTACAGTAATGATAGAACTAGGCTTGAGGCTTATCATATAGACTTCAGTACGTTGAGATCTGAAGAGAAGAATAAGTACGGCCACATCCCTGGATACTTTATCTCAGATAAATGGGACAAAAAGAACAGGTTCTCAGGAGTAGTATACAAAAATGAAGACGACATAGATTACCTTCCTGTATACAACCCAGATAAGAAAGAAGAAGAACCTCATCAAATTTATGTCCATAGAGATTATAGACCAGGGCAATCTTACTATCCTCTGCCAGATTATGTAGCAGCTCTTAGAATTATAGAGTTAGATACATCAATCGATGACTTTCACGTTAATAATATAAAGAACGGTTTAACTCCTTCTTTATCTATTACTACATTTACAAATGGAAGCGATGAACAGTTAAGAGAGATAGAACAACAATTACAGCAAAATTATTCTGGTACTAATAATGCTGGATCGTTAATTTATATGGATGTACCGGAGAAAGAAATGGCTCCAGTAATTACTCCTATAAACAGTAACGGTACAGATACTTATTATACTACTATCAATGATTTAGTAATGCAAAAAATACTTACAGCACACAGGATAACTAGTCCTATGTTATTAGGTATTAAAGAAGCAGGACAATTAGGTGGTAGAGCAGAATTAATTGATGCACACTTATTATTCTTAAACTTGGTAATTTTACCTTACCAACAAGAGATGCTTAAGTGCTTTGAAATGATCATGGAATATAACTATCCAGAAATAGTCTTAGGTATAAGCCAAAAGAGATTATTAGAGGATGGAGAACAAGATGAAGAAATTATAGTAGACCAAGAAACAACTGATGAAGAAGCAGACCAAGTTGACGACAGTCAAGGTGCACCTTTATTAGCCTAAACCTATTTACTAATATGACTACAACCTTTTTAATATCAGAAGCAAAAGTAAGAAGCTTTACAAGCTTAAATAATGCTGTAGATTCAGAGCTTATAAAGAATAACATAAGAACAGCTCAAGACTACTGGCTACAAAACATAATAGGTACTATACTTTATGAAAAATTACTTTCAGATGTTGATGCAGGTACTTTAACAGGTAATTATAAAACTTTAGTAGATAACTATATACAAGACTATCTTTTATATGGTACTTACTACGAGAGTTTAGAAGACATTTACCTAAGACCAAGAAATAACGGACTATTAAGACCAAATGGTGGAGAGAATTCAGATCCAGTAGAAAGAGATCTGTATGATATGAAGAGACAGTCCTTAAGAAACAAAATGGACTATTACGGTCAAAGATTGACTGAATACATTTTAGATGAAGATAGCTACTTCCCTGAATTAGATCAGGATACTAAGCTTTACCAACAACTACCTGATTACTCTAACAAATATAAAAATCCTTTCATAATGAGAGGAGGGTATTTCTACGATATGGCTAGAGATTATGGAATCAGAACATACGACTCAAGATATAAACAATACCCACAGTAAGAATGGCAGCAGACTTTAATTTATCCAATCAGTACATATCAGCAAGTTTTGACAACCTTATGCAAAACTCTGGTAGTATACCAGTAAATGGACTAGGAACAGAAATTAGTAACTTAACAGTTACTTCTTCTTATGCAACTACAGCATCTTATGCTTTAAATTCTGAAGCACAAGTAAGTGCATCTTATGCAAATAGAGCAGGTATAGCAGATGCAGTAAGTGGTAGTAATGTAGTAGGAACAGTTGCAAATGCAACAAATGCTTTAACAGCTTCAACAGTAACAGGTACAATAACATCAGCTTCCTTTGCAATTAGTGCTTCACACGCAGTAATAGCAGATAGCGCTTTAACAGCTACCTCAGCATCACATGCTATTATAGCTAACAGTGCTTTAACAGCAACTTCTGCAAGTCATGCATTAGCAAGTAATACTTCAATAAGTGCTTCACATGCTTTACAGGCAAATAATGCTACAACTGCAACTACAGCAACGACAGCCTCTTATGTAACTACAGCTCAAACAGCATCTTATGTAGCAGCAGCAAATATAGACGGAACAGTAGCAACAGCAACTAGTGCATCACATGCATTAAAAGCTGATATAAGTGATAATGTAGCTTCTACTGCAAGATTAAATGTAACTGATATAACTGCAAGTAATGCAACATTTACTTCAGCTTCAATTGGGTATTTAAAAACAGTAACAGGTTCAGCAACAATTATAGGAGACGAATACATTATTTTAAATGCTGATTCACCTACTAAGAGATTTGCGGGTATAAAGGTATATGATAGTGGCTCTGGGTTAACAGGATCGTTTGAATGGGATAGTATAGATGATAACTGGATACAGGTAGAGACAGGGGGTAAATCAGCAGGTATGCTTACAGGTATATCTGGTAGTAAAGGATCAGAAGCTTATCCTTCAAACAATACAATATTAAAAGGTACAGGTAACCATACAGTACAAGATTCTATTATAACAGATAATGGAACATTAGTACAAGTAGCAGGTAATGTATCAGCATCAGCATTCTTAGGTGATGGTTCAGGTTTAAC